GTTATAAGAAGAAGTAGGAATCCAAGGGCCATTTGTAGCGTTTGTTGACCATTCTTCAACTAACTTAGCTACTTCCCCTTTTCCGTACATTGTGTAGCTTGTATATCCATGAGAGCCTAACCAATTTGTAATTCGTGTGTATGGTGTCCATTGAACCAATCCAAATCCTTTTTGAGAATCAGGAACATCACCCATTTGATACAAGTTAGGGTTTAAGGTTGATTCTACGTGACACGAACCACATAAAGCAGCAATAGCAGATTTGCTCCAAATGTCTTTTAAAGAGTGCCACAAGGCTTTAGCGTTGTTTATTTCCTCTGTATCCGTCAAAAATCTTTGCTCTTTAGGAATGACCCATTTATAGTCCTTAGAGTCTTTTGTCATATCCTCTAAGCTAAATGGTGATAAATCATCAAATGCAAATGTTCCTTCAATGAATACACCACTTTCATATCCAACTGATTCCGTATCAATAATGGAATATTCCAATTGATTGTTAGGAGCTAATTTAGGAAAGTCTACATATTCATAATCACGCTCGTTATTTATGTTTGACCTCAAAATAACTACAGGAAACTTAGGGTTCTGCAAGCTTTTATCGTTATACACTTCTCTCAGAGATAAAGAGGACATACCACTATCAGACTTATTAGCATAAACTGTAGCAAGGTTAATAACATCTGAAAAATCGGTTTCCATTGTTGGCTCACCAATGATTCTGTAATTTCTTCCTAATGTTGGTTTATTGGAAAGCATAACGGGTTGCTTCTTTCCAAAATATCCAACTTCAACTTGCTTATCATTCGTAAACGGTACTCTCCAATAAACAGATGGTGTCAATTCACAAGTTTTAGTAAGTGCATCTAATTTAGATTGTCTAGAATAAACGTAGTCAATCTTTTCACTATCAATCTCAGTTTCAAAATTCATCTTCCACTGAGTCGAATAATACATATCTTCACTTTCGTATACGTTCTTTATAAGAGCGTTTTTAACCGCATAATTTGTTGGTACTTGCCTATATGTCCATTCGTTAATTACGTGCGTTAGAGATATGTTTAAACCACTTACAGAGGGTTTGTAGTCGGTAATCATTCCGTAGAAAACTCCACAATCCATAATTACTCGCATTTCTTTTCTTCCTGAGATTAAATCGTAGTATTCGTTAGGAATTGTGATTTGCATTTCAGGTACTGTCATCAACTCATTTGAAAAACTGATTGTGCTTAAAGCTTCTCTGAATCTTTTCTTAACTTTTCCAAATTCTAATATTTCAAAGTAAGGAATCATATTTACTCCTAACTACCAATTTTGCCTTGTCCTACCCATTTACCATTTTTTCTGATTCTACTTGACCCTTGGTTTTCTTTGTTCGCTTTATCGGCACTGTACTTTCCAATAGTAACCCAAGAGTCTTTAACTCTCTTTTTAAACCATCCTGTAGCTCTATCCAACGAATAGAATATGCCACCTTTTCTTACTGCCCATGGTCTGAAATCAGGGATAACCTGTTGAATAGAATATATATTCTCGTAAGGGAATGTAGCATCTTCACCTCTTAATTCAACTTTAACGTGTGTTGTATCTGTTGGAAGTTGTAGCTTACCGCTCCATTGACTATTTTGTGCCACTGTTTCCCAACCTGATGAATAAGCCAATGACCATGTATCGGCATGAGAGAATATTACTTGATTGTAAATCTCTCTCCATGATGCTTTGTTGTTGTTAGAAACACTAATGATCAAAATATAGTTGTATCTTCCACCATACTGTACATACTTTCCGTTACCTGTATATTGACCAGCATCCGTTACACCATATCCAACTAAATCTAACGTGAATGTAACACCATAGTTTCCATCATCTGAAAAGTTGATACCTTTTCCATACCCTTTAGCATGGGCGGTAGCAAGAGGAAATCCAAAGTCTGCGGTATCGCCTGGATTCCCACCTAATACTACATTTGCATATGGCCCTGTGTTATCGTAAGCTCCATGAAAGTTTTGCCATGCCATTAAACACCACCAGCCAAATCATTCTCAGAACTTCCGTTATTAGTACGGATGTATGAGTTTCCATCAGGAGTACCACCAAAGATATTGATATTACCTGTTGCAATACTTCTTCCGTCATTGAATTTTCCTTCAAATACAGTATCTCCTGTTTGCTTCCATGCACCACTGTTTTTAAGGTTCGTAAGAATCTTTTCGACCGCACTGCACATATCTCCAACGCTGCCTTCGATACCACCAACCTTATTTTGTAATGCTCTGATAGCATTCCAAATCTTTTGGATTTCTGCCCATAGTTTCTCGATTTCTTCCCATTGCCCACAATCAGAACAAATCATTACATCCATGATACTGATTAGGTTCTTTTCCAAATCTTTGATAGCTTCTTTTGTATCGCAAACATCATATGTATCAATCTTTTCTAGCAATCCGCCTAATAAGCAATCGTTCATATCGTGCATATCTGTACAGTTATTGTGGCCCTTGTTTTCAAAACCTTGGTTTACTTTAAGATTTGCACAAATAGTATCTGTTACACCTTTTTGAATCAAATTACTGCTCGTAGCTTTTAAAGAATCGCAAGCAGAACAAACATCTTTATTCATTTATGTGTACCTCCTAATCTCTACAGATAACAAAATTCACCTTGTTATCATTTACAAAACGAGTGTGTAGAGATATTTCATCATCTTCTAGCCAATCAACATAAATAGAAAGGAATTGCAACCAATTTGTTGTTTCTCCAGCTTTTACTGTTCCACTCATGCTTAATTCCACTGTTTTGTTAATATCTTCTTCAAATGAAGCATTTGTGATTTTTTGATATACCAACGATCCACTCTTATTAGGAACACGAATTGAAACAGTTGGAGCTGAGCCAGCGGAAACTCCCGTCATTTTATAAGAGTAGTGTTTCAATGTAACACTGTTGAATTTGTATGTAGCACTCTTATCTTTGTTAGGCTTCATACAGAAATCTACTTTTCCTGTAATAACTCCGTCCGCTACTTTCGTATATTCACTTGTGTGAATCCAATCTGAATATCTGAATGTGAAATTACCTTGTCTGTCAATTTCAACACTCAATTCAGGTGTAGACTGTTGAATCGTGTATTGTGTTTCGATTGCCAAGTTTTGAAGTTGAAGATTATACAACTGGTCTTGCAATCCACACATCCAACAAATCATAGCTGCTTTCATGTTGTAATCATTGTTAGCATATTGACTCATGAATAATTTCCAATCACACAAATCAAATCCATCTATGATGTCATATAAGCCCTTTGTAAGGCAATCGTTGGCATTTTCCATGTCTGTACACGTATTATTGCCATTCTCAGGATTTAAGCCTGTATCGCTTCCTAAAGACGTACAGATTGAATCTGTAACACCATTTTGGATAAACTCTGCACTGCTATCTTTTAGTTTTCCACAAGCAGTGCAATAACTTTTAACATTTGCCACTGCAAGCCTCCTTAATTTGTAAGTTCATCAACATCTATATATACACAAGCCATCTTACAACATGAGCCTGTGACAACTAATCTATTCATTCCATGATGTACTGTGAATCCAAATTCATCTTCGATAACTAGATTATCTAAATCTACTTCCTCTGATGCACAACATCCATCCGCAGTAAAGTATAAGTTCCAACTTGAATCAAGTGTTAAAATTCCATCATATTCGCCTAGAATCATCATTTTGTTTCCGTTGATTTCAATTTCAGGGTTTTGGAATTTACCATCTAGAATCAATTTTACTTTGTCGGTATCTAACACTGTTCCACTGTAGAATCTTCCAGCAATTGACTCAACACAATAATCTTTTTTACAGATTTTGTTTTTAATCAAATCATCACCGAAAATCTGTTCACCTTTAATGCAATCGTAGACAATCTTGTACGAATTACCACAATTCATAAAATCTTCCAATGCTTTAGTTCCCATCACGCATAAAGATGTTTCCTCTGTAATGTCTCCACAATCACATAGACACGAATTGCAAGTTTCCATATCAGGAGGGCAAGTAACACAACATGATAAACACTCTTGAGCATCTCTGAAATCCTCACAATCGAGGATATTACATACAGAATAAGGAACTAAGAATGTTTTCTTTGTATCTGCAATATGCCATACACCTTCCCAAAGTTTAAAATCAATATCCATTGATAAATAGCCTTGGTATTTTTTGTAATCTTCACTAAATCCTGTGACATAGGCCCATGCCCAAATCAATTTGTTATCTTGAATTGCCCATAATCTTCCAGGTTTAAGCAAATTCAAATTGAAATAGTCACGTAGGAATCTTCTATCTTCATCATGAAAATGTTCATAATTAAAATTCAATGTTAAGGACAAATCACCTTCCGTAAGAAACTGTTGATTCTTTTGGAAAGCAACATAACTACCATGTCCGTAACTATATTCTTGCGTTGCAGTCTTTGTATCTTGCTTTAGAGAGGCAAAGGAAATCTCCTCCGCACTGTCTATTACAAGATCATTGAACTGAACGTATGTTTTTAATGGGTTTAAGTTATAACAAGTCATTATGCCAAACCTCTCAAGCATCTACCTACTTTGATAGCCTGCCTTCTTTCGTTTCCTTCGTTGAAAGCGATACTGTTATTCGTAACACGATTATCGTTATTGTTGATAGTCACGTTCTTATTAACAACACTTCCAACATGAGAACCATATCTAGTAGACAATTCTTTGAACGCACCTTTTAAATCCATGTTATTTACTTTATCCATGAAGCTTTGACCTGCGTTCTTAACTGCACTACGTTTCATTACATACTCACCAGGAGTAAGCATAGCAGGAACTGTATCTGTTCCACTAGGCTTCATGACGATTGGTTGTCCACCTCGTTTTAAGTAAACTGGGCCACCTTTAGCAAACTTAAAGTTTTTTCCTTGTGACTCATTGCCCGTGTTTACTGTAGGAGTAGTTGTACCACCTGTATTAATGTTTCCTGATTGATTGTTGAACGCATTTTTAAATGCACTTCCTAAGTATTGTCCTAAATCTGTGAATCGTGTTGAATATCCATACATCATAGTAATCTGATTAGAGATTGAACTAGACATATTAGAGATACCTTCACTAAATCCACTTACAACATCTTTTCCAAACTTCTTACCTACGGATTTGAAGCTTTTCTTCTTCAATGAAGCTTTAGCATTATCAATCTTAGTTCCAAATGAGCCTTCAATATCAATACTTTTGAAACCTTCAATAATTCCATTGGCCATATCTGTACCAGAGGTATTAAATTCTGATTTCATATTTGATAAAGTTGTGGCCATGTTGTGGAATGAAGTAACGATTGAGTTTACTTCTGTAACAACATCTGTAGTAGCTTCTCCAACTTTCAATCCTTTAACATTGTTTAGGAACGTTTGAATACCTGTTGTGACTTCTCCAACCTTAACAAAGTCTAGATTTAATCCAACGATAGAATTTAAGCTTTCACACGTTTTTTTCAACTTAGAAACAGTCTTATTAACTGTGTCCATATTCTCTAGATTTTCAGTTAATCCTTTGTTAGTTGCCATTTCATTCACTGCATTTCCAATACTCTTAATATTGGCTCTCAGTGTTTCAAAGTCGAAATCAGTTGAATATACGTTCAAAGTTTCAAACTTGAGGATTATATCACCTAAAGTTGTAATCGCCTTTAGTGCGTTGTTAAATAGCTTAGAATCAGGCATTTGTCTCAAGTTGTAAGACAACATATTCTTGTCTTTTCCTGTTCCAACACCAGCAACAGAAATGTATCCAATTGCTTGAGAAATACTAGAGATTGTCTTTTTAATATCCTCTGCATTTGGTAAAGGATTGTTTGTAATCGTTGCTTGCAAGTTTCCAAATTCAGGAACAATTTGTTCCAAAATCTTTAATGTATCTAGGAACTCTTGAGCATTTGTGGAGTTTAAATTAGATTTAATATTCTTTGTAACATCAGGGAATACAATCTTTTTCATTTCTTGAACAACACTAGCTACATTCTTTAAAATGCTTGTACAATTCTCAACGTTAATTGAACTTCCATTGATACTAGACATTTTAGAAAGGCTAGAAGCCATTGTTGCATAGTTCTTAACGATACTGTTTGCATCTGCAATGTTCGTTGCACTTGAAGTACTAACTGTTGGGAACTCAAAATCATTAATATTCTTGATTACCTCTTGAATATCTTTGAATTGATCGTTGAAAGAACTGCTATCAATGCTCATTCCTTGCACTTTTGAAATTGATTCTCCAATAGTAACAAGTTTCTTTAGAATCCTAGTAATATTCCAAGTCTCCATGTTTTTCCATAAAGACTCAGAACTTTTAATAACTTGACTCCACCAAGAAGAATATGTTCCTCCGCCTTCAAACATATCTATGACATCCATAATTCCTTGGATTTTCTTTTTAAGTCCTTTTGTGTTTGAAGGAACATTCTTATCGACTTCTTGCATAGCCTTAGCACAAGCAATCAACGTACCAGCTAGTCCTGTTGTTGTTATCATTCCTAACACTTGGGCCAATGTAGTGATTCCACCCGTTAGGACACCAGCACCACCTTGAATACCTGTAATAAGTGTCATAGAGCCTATACATTCAAATAAACCTAATAACTTATCGTTGAATGTGTCGAATCCATCAGGCATAGTCTTATCTAGCTCTTGCATAGCTTTAGCAAACAACCATAAAGCTCCGCCTTGACCAATCATCATTGCTAATCCTGTTAAGGCATTGTTCATTTCTAATGCTTTTGAAACCCCTGCATTAATCGTATTAGCTCCCATCATCAATCCCATTACAGAGAACAAATTTGTTAATCGCATAGGCAATGTTGTAATGTCATTTGGAACATTCTTTTCAATTTCCTTTATAGCTTTGCAATAAAGAATAATTGTTCCTGCCCCACCAGCTATGATAGCTAATGAAGATAATTTATTTTTAAATCCTTCTGCATCAAAAGTTTTTGGAGTACCTGTCGCAGTAGTAATCTCATCTGAACTCTTGAATACATCTTTAATAGAACTGAATTTACTTCCTAGTTTTCCTAGGAAAGGAATATTGAAACTTTTTCCTTTGAATTTTGAAGAAATGTTTACTAAATCTCCTAAAAGGCTAATTCCACCGCTTCCAAGTTTCATTAACTTACCAGCATACTTTAATCCAATACCAATTTGGATGTAGTCTGATACGAAACGTCCTAATCCTTTAGAAAAGCTTCCGTCTCCCATTTCGGTGATTTTATCTTTTGCAAAATCATAGAAATCACCAAGAATAGGCTTGAAGAAATCAATTACACCTTGGAAATCTCCTAATCCTTCTTTAAAACCACCAACAAAATCTTTGAAACTGAATGTTTTTAAAACGCTCCATAATTCAGTAAACTTTGTTTTTATGAAGTCTATACCTTCGCCAATCTCTTTTTTATGACCTCTAATGAAGTTTGCTCCTATATCTCCTAAGCCTTCAACTTTTTGAGAAAGTTTGTAGATATTTCCATAGATTGTAGCTCCCGTCAATTCTGTTGAAACCTCATCTAATGCACCTAACCACTTTTCTTCGGCTTTACTGAATCTCTTAGGGATTAAGTCAAAAGCATTACCAATTGTGGCTACAGATGATTTAACCATAGTTGCCAACGAATTTAGGCCACCACCGCCTTTTTCATCCAACTCAATTAAGGCATCCTCAAATTGTTGTAATGAAATAGTTGGATTTGACCCTGTAAATGCATCCCTAAACTCTGCGAATGACATATTAAATTTCTTTGCAATAGCAGTTAAGGCTGGTGTCATACCTGCATCTTCCATTGATCTCAATGTACGAGCATCCATTTTAGAACCCATGATTTGAGAATACTGAGTAACCGCATTGTTTACTCCCTCAGAATCTCCGCCAAATGTCAAAATGGAATCATTAATTGCCGAGAATAGCTTTTGAGACCTATCTAAATCATGATTGATTGAAGTAAATCTCGTAACATGGCTTAGAGCGTCATCTAAAGTGGTTGGTAGCCCCAAAATGCTTTCGTCTAGGTTATCAATCATCTTTTGGATTTTATCTGTAGAATCGCCTACATCGCCTACTACAGTGGACAATGTTCTTTTCGCAACTTTGATTGTATCGTATCTATTAACACCGCTTGAAAATGCATCACCAATTGCGTTTTGTGCACTTGAAACCAATCTATACAAACTAGAATATCCAACACCTTGTACTAAGAATCGTCCAATATCTCCTATTGGGTTGTTTTGGAAATTCTTGGCAATGTTCAACATACTAGAGCCTAGATTTGACATTTTATTACCAACATCAAATGTAATCTTACTAGCAGTTTTTAAAGCTTTAGCAGCGTTTTGAAGATTGTTTAGTTTATTCAAGCTATCTTGATAGCCAATAACTTGTGACTCAATATCCGCTTTTGTGTTTCTTACATCATTCTCTTTTTCAATGGTTTCGTCTAGCTTTTTATTTGTATCTTCTAACTTAGAAGAATCTGCTTCTAATTTTATTTTTTCTTTGTCTAAATCTGCGATTGAATCATCAATCTCATCAACCAATTTTTGAGCATCATTTAATTCACTGATGTTCGCTTCAATCTTTATCTTTTCTTTGTTAAGATTGTTAATTTTCTTTTGAACTTCATCAATTTCAATACCAACCTCTCGCATATCGTATTTGAGAGCTTCACGTGCACTGTATAGGTCTTTAAGCTTGTCACTTTTATCGTTTTCACCTAGTGTCATGTCGTTAATGACATCATGAATTTCATTGGCATTTGCTTTTAAATCAATATCAATAGAAAGTTTTTTATTACTCAAGGCTAATAGCTCTTTTTTAAGTTCACTAATATCATCTTTAACATCCAATAATTGATTCTTGAAATTAGCTAGATTATCTAAATCAACTTTTAAAGAAAGTTTTTGTCTTTCCAAAGCTTCCTTTTCTTTTTTGATTTCTTCTAATCTTGCCTTAATTCTTTCTAATTCATTAGTGCTAGCATCAAATTTGAGCTTTGCCTTTTCAATATCTTTTAACTCTTTTTCAAGTTGTTTTATCTTTGCTTCGGCATCCTTAATGTCAAGGACTAACCTAGCACCGACTTCACGTACTGACATCTTCGGACTCCTTCGCTAAATCTGTTTTCTGCATGAAATGAACCGCATATCTGTCAATCTGAGGTATTTTATTTTTAGAATTTTTATTTGCCTCGTTAATTTCATTCCATGTTTTATCGCTTTGTAGATTTGCGTAGTACCCAAAGGCTACAACTAATTCAGAAACACCCCAATGGTCTAATATCTCATTGGGGCGTATTTTTAGAATTTTACCGACATAATGAGCCATGGTTGAATAAAGATTTAGTTCTGCAACATAAGACTTTGCTTTTTTTACTGAATCCTTTTTATCATCCCCCTTATCAATTATTTGATAAAAACTGTTTCTACCTCATTGAATAATTCAGGATATTTGATAATTAGGCTAATCATGCAAGTTAAAACTGAATATTGCATCATGTGATCTTCATAAAATTCATCTAATCCTAAGAAAATTGCAACAACTTTATAAAGTCCATCAACTAAATTTGTAGAGGATTGAGCGTATAAATGGAAAATCTGTTCGTTTGCTTCATTCATATACGCTTCATAAATCTGAACCATAGTCTTGTTCACTTCTTCATCATCTGCATCTGTTGTAACGATTCCATCTTTTCCTTCAATGAATTTGTGACCGTAGTATTCCTCAATTTCTTGGAATTTTTCTTTATATGGGTCTAGGATTTGTTCTGCATCCAATAACAATGGTTTTACTTCGATTAAAGCTTCTACCATCTTCATATCTTGTCTAGGAGATAATGTTAGATTTTCAAACTTCTTATCGAACATAACGTATTGCCCTACTCTTTTAGCATTCTCAGGAACATCAATTTTATGTTCTTCGATTTCTTTTTCAGTGAATCTAAAATTCACTTCAATATCAATTGTTTTAACATCTGTCTTATTTGCATCACCAACAACTGCAATTTCACCACCATTGCCATAGACTGCGTGAGGAGTATCATCCTCACGAGCTACTTTTAACTTTTCAATCATGGCATTTAACTGTGTTGGTTCTAAAATCTTTTGTTCTTCCATCTCATTTGCCTCTCAATTTCTATAAATTAGCGTTAGCTTTGTTTACTACATAAACTTCATACCAGTTTCCACGAGTATCTTTCTTGAACGCTAAGCTAAATTCAAACGCTCCGTCATCAGGGATACCCATTGGGAATGAAGTAATTTTTGCATTGTGGTAAGTAAATACTTCCGCAGTTCCATCACTTCTATAACGAGTGATTGTAACTTTCGCTCTCTTATTCTTTAAGCTATCGTTGTTTGCTACATAGTGTTGCAATACATCAACAGTCATTGGATAAGAAATCTTCAATGTTTTACCTACTAAGTTTTTGTTGAAGTAAATCTTTGAACCTTCAATATCTAAACTTGGATTGATTTTACTGTTCAATACTTGGTATTGAGACTCATCTAAGTTAGCCAACAATGGAGTGTTGATTCGGTTCAAAGTAGAATCTGTGATATTGCATTGGTCACTCAATGCTGCATAGATAAATCCACATTCATCAACATAGTGGTCTGCAATATGAATTGAACCATATTCAGGATGTTCTTTATCTGCTTCAATAACCACTTCCTGAGTACGCATCATAAAGCCTTGAGATTTATCTCCCTTGCCAATGAATGGGTTCATAGTTAAGTAGTTAGATGTTAATTGAGTACCTGTAAATGAACGCTCAATAGAAGCAGAATCATCATCATAAGAATCATCAAAGCAACTTGTATCTACAGGGTCTACAGTATCGTCACCATCAAATCCTGATAAGCAGCTTACTTTAATATCGTTGTTAGAATCTAAGTCTGCAAATTCTTCAAAGAAAGAAATTGAAGAAATACCAATCAAGATACTATCTGCTGATTTATCTGTTAATGCTACTTCAATACTTAAACGGACACCTGATGTACTTGCTTCCCATCCTTTTCCACTTGTTTTTGTTGGAACAGTAGATAGGTCAATCTGTACAGGGTAGAATCCTTCTTTATCTGCTTTTAAAGTACTTGTATACTCATCTGCATTAGTCATTTCATGATCTAAAACATCTGAAATCTTTGTTGTGATTGTGTAAGTACCTGCTTGAGGAACATTTACGTAGTAGTAAACAACACCTGCTGCAAAGTCTAATGCATTTTTCAATGCTTTAAATACCGCACCACTTGTGTGTACTTTGTTTCCTTCTCCACCTTCTGCATCCGTTTCTTTAGAAGTGATGAACAATGTACCTGTATTCTTACATCCGAATGATTCACAAACGTTGATTAAATCAGGTGCAATAGTACGTGATGTATAAGCACTAGAAGTACCTGTAATCTTTTCAAATTTACGAGTATTGATTTTTAAACAAGAATCAATATCACTCATGATAGTAATATCAATTTCTTGAGTTTTAGTTAATTTAGAGACACTTAATTTGTCACTAATGATTTTGTTAATGTTACAGTTAGACATTACTTTTGCCCTCCCATTGTAGCTTTTAGTACACGCTCCATAGCACGCTCTGCTTTAGCACCGCCTAATTGATTTAAAGCGTTTAGTTTGCGTGAAACAAATGCTTGAACATCTACTTTCTGTTCAGGAGTCTTTTTAGCTTTTACAACTTTTTCTTCCATTTTTAATCTCCTTTATTTAACTTTTGCATCAAATCTAGATACCGCTCTAGCAACAAAATCATTTGCCTTTCTAGGTGGCATCTTAATTTTGTGTGCAAAGTGTTTCTTTCCCATTTCATCTACCCAAACGAACGGCCTTCCGTTTTTACGAACTAATGTATAAACTCGTTTAGTTCCATTCTGTACCATTGGGGAGTAATCAACGTGAGAAGGGTTTCTAGAATCTTTTTCTAGTTTGTCTGCATCTACTCCGATTATATATTCGGTATTAGATACTTTTTCTTTCGTGATCGAATCCTTTAAAGCACCTGGCCTATATTCATTCCATGGCATACTTGTCATTTCTTGAGCATAGAATCTACTCCCTCTTGGAGCTTCATCTCGCATAGTTTCTTCTAATTCACTAGCCAATCCTTCAAAATCTTCTTCACACGCTTCTATAACATCTTCTAAGAGGCCTTTTAGCATTTCCTACACCTCGATAAAGGGGTAATAAAGTTTGCCTCCATAGACGTATTTAAAGCCTTTTAGGAATACACCATCTTCATACGATACTTCCTCAACTTTGTTCATAAGGAAGATTTTTACTAGGCCACTCGGCAAACACATACGTTTTGAATACTCATAAGATGTGTTTGATTTGGCTTTCGCACCGCATACGGGGCATCCATTTTTCTTTGTGGAACTTTTCATTCCAATATATTTGATTCTCACACAACATCACCAACCCATATGTCTTTTGAATTACATACTGATAAGATACCTAACTGCTCTGAATACGCTTTTGTGATATGTTCACGAACATACACACTAATTGAAATCTGAGCATCAGAATTTTCTTCTGAAATAAGAACATCACTACCATCTGTTTCTTCACACGTGCTACAACCGCATTCACATCTGTTCATTGCGATAACAAATTGTAGAAAGTCGCAGAATACAGGCAATAGACATTCAGGTATCGTTTCATATCCAGCTACATAACTGACAACGATCTTAGATAATTCATCACATCCACAATTGCACACATCTTTGTAGTCGATATTAGATAAATCAACGTACACGATACTGTCGTATGGGTTATAAGAAAAATCTTTATCAACTTCTAATTTGTGAGTAGTAAATGTAATTCTTTCTCTAGTGATAACAGATACTTCAATCGTTGTTGGGTCAATCATTGGATAGAATAGCGGTATACGTACAATTCCTGAATCGCAACCGCATTTCTTAAATTCACCAACATCAAAGACTTCCTCTCTTTGAGATGAGAGGAAAGTCTCACAAGGATGATTTTTCCAACAAGTGATGGTACTAATTAAATCAATTAGTTCTCCAACATTCTTTTCAAGCTTATCTGCTTCTAAATCGCTTTCCTTTATGCACGAACAATAGTTTTTCAATTGTTCGATAATTTTTTCGTACATTATTCACCAATGTTGATTGGTACGATAGTTGTTGGTTTTAATACAAGGTCTAATCCGTTTAATGTATCTCCTAATGTAGCTGCTGACATTGGAATACCTTGGATAACCATTAATCTGTTTGCGTCTGTTCCAAATGCACATCCAAAGTTGTAGTAGTAATCACATTGAGTACCACATCCTTCAGATGGAGTATCTGTAGCACCGAATGTATGACGTTGGAATTTTTCAGATGGTTGGAAAGTAGTTCCCATTACCAAACCTACTGTATTTCCTTCTAATACCCATACATCACCTGTACCTTTTGTAATATCACATGGAACTAATTTATCTGCGATAAATCCATGTCCTTTAAATGCGACTTCTCCAGTTTCTTTGTTACGAGTCCATCCATCAGGATATTCTCCGTTGAATTTACCTGGAACGATAACAGATTTAATACCTTCAAGTACTAATGGGTGACAAGCGAATTTATAATCGCCATCTCCTAATGCTGCTAAACGTAATGCAACTGAATCAAATGCAGATAATACGTTTGTACCTACGATTTTGATAACTGCTTTATCTTCCATTACTTCCAATAATCCATGGAATGGTTTCAATGTAGCAGTACCTGTAGCCATTGTTCCTAAGATTACGTTAATAGCAGTGAAGTATGCCATTGAAATTAAATCCATACGTTTCTGAGCTTCTTTAATAGTTTCTCCTTCACGTTGGAAATAGCAAACCATGTCATTAGCTTTGATTTTACGTGTTTCATTTACTAAGCTATCCATAATAGGCTCGCAACTCTTTAAACACAATAATGCTAATGGTGCATTGCTACCGCATTTAGCTAAATCTAATGGAACCCAGCAACATTCACCTTGTGTTGATTTAGGTTCTGTTGTTCCGTATGTGAATGGCAACTGAATATAGAATTTGCCATCTTCTTTTTTTGTAACGCTCCATGCTCCTCGGTTCATAGCACCTTGCATCTTACGTGAAGCTGGTGTGTTCATTAACCAAGAAACTAATGGGAACACGTTTTGGAATGGATTGGCTGGTGAGTTATCTGAATAATCAGTACCGATACCAACTGTTCCTGCATTTGATTTAGAAGCATTTGCTGCTAAATTCTGTCTTGCTTTCTCATAATCAATATAAGCTCTTGAGAATGATGTTAAATCCTCGATATTAGAACTTAGACGTTCTACCATTCCTGGTGTAACCGCCATTTTTTCTAATAATGTGTTATCAGGATTTGTAAATAATAAATCTAACATGGTTTACCTCCTATCCCCACATATCTCCGCTAACTTTAGAAGTTGAAGTTAATTTTTCTTCTTTCTTTTCTTTATCGTTAGCTTGTCCTGAGATCAAACTAGACAATCTGTCTAATGTGCTTTCTGCTTTCTTTTCAAATTCTGTTTTTTCTTTCTTAGAATTTTTTAATTTTTCTTTCAATTCGGCATTTTCTTGTTCTAATGCTTCAACTTTTGCACTTAAAGCTTCAAAGGCATCCATGAATTTGTTGATTTTTTCCATGTCATCCTTAGACATCTCAACAGTTTCTAAAGTTTCTTCGCTTTTTTTAGCTTCTTCTTTGTTTTCTGTTTCATCTGTCTTGCTTTCAGGTGCTTTTTCTTCTTTAGAAGGTTCTTTTTCTTCTTTTTCGTCCTCTTTGTTTTCTAAAGTTTCATTCTTCTTTTCTTCTTTATTTTCAGAACTCAACTTTAAAATCTTTTCCCATAGGTTCATTTCTGAGTCTCCTTTACTGTTTAAATTTTCGCCTGTACTGTTTACATTGGCTGGATTTGCAACAACTGAGAAACCAGCAATCTCGATTTCGTTGTAGAATGGTGCATTAAACTTAAATGACGATTCAAAATCGAGTGTTCCTCTCAGTTCTGCACTAATACACAATGGTATTTCTTGTTTCAATAAATCTTGCACAATGTGCAATTCCCTATTTAGTTTGACGTTTACATCAAGACCTTTTCTTCCATCCCCAATATCGACAACTGTTAAATCATCTTTAGTCCATGTACCTAAGTTTAAAGGGAGTGATGTAATGTCAATGTGAGCTAAGTTGATATATCCTACATAATCAGAACTCAAGCTATCGTAGAATGCTTGTACTGCCCCTTTTTTGATGTATAGACGAATATCATCTCCACCCTCATATGTTATTGCCCCTTCGTCAATAAGACGTGTAGGCTTGTTTTCTACGTACCCTGAGGATAGGTTCACACTGACATAATGGTTTTCTTTATCTACGCTCGATAAAGTGATTGCATTGTCGTAAAATGCTTTTCCTTTTTTTCTACGATCAAGGCTATCTTTAATGCTTGCTACATATGTTGGAACTCTTTTCTTTTGTGGCATTATTTCTTAGTCTCCGTTTCTACTACGATTACGGGCTTATAGAATAATTTCTGAATCCTTCCACCACATGAATTGCATTTCTTGACTTCGTATGGAATCTTTGCTCCTTTTAAGATTTCTTCCATTGTGGAATCATATCTTTTTTGAATAGTTTTGTTTCTAAGTGCTTCTAACAAAACTTTATCTTCGGGAATCTTGTATTTCTTCTTAGGCTCTAGAACTACATACCCGTATAGCAAAGTACCGCTATCTAATTTTGAATAAACGTCAATTTGCGTTTTTTCTTCTATTACATCAAGAAGTTTCAAATACTGTTTTGCGTTCTTTGCTGCTTCTTCCAATGCGAACTCATGTCTACCATTTTGCTTTAAGAAAGTATTTCTTTCTTCTAGGGAATCGAACCAAGTAACACCGTTAATAGTTTGTACGTTGTTTTGCATGGTCTCTCCTTCTAAGCATCATGGCATTGATCGTCTGTATACTTTGTTTCTGTTTGTTCTGAGCGTTCTACTTTTGCTACATTGCAGAATAAGAATGAAGTATAAGTTGTTACTGTTTTTTGATTAGGTGCTTCACCTGTTGTCGTAATAACTGGCCATTCAAATCCAATAGCTCCGTCTTGGTCATTCAATTTGTTGTGCCAAGCAGTGTTAAAAGCAGTCGCATCTTTCCCTGTTAAAGTGATAGGGTCTCCGTACCCTTCTTTAAAAGTGATTTTTACAGTGAAACTACGTTTAATTGACATTTATGTATCTCCTTTCGTTAATTTGCATATAAAAAGGCAATACCTCGAAATATGCAAAAATCTATATAGACAGTGAAAACTGTTTATACCTTTTGTTTATTTCCAAATATTGCCTTGTTTTTTTTCTACTTTTTTACTTCTAATTAAAACTCTAATGTATCTTCTGCTTGTTCTGTTGGGTTATTACCAATCAATTTAAGAATCTTGACCATTGATTCTTTGTTCAATTTGCCTTTGAACTCGTTGATAAAGTCTGTATCTGAAATATTTCTTTGACCAATTAAGAATAAATCAGCATTTCCTTTTGAATCTTTCTTAGCTCCAATCTGATATACAGGAATTGTAGTTGTATATACACGTGAACTTGCCTGTTCTTTACAAGCTCTGTAATCTGTTACGACTTCGTAATATACATCTTTAACAACTTCTTTTTCTTTCTTCGTTTTTTCATCAACAATCGTCTCTTTTACTTCAACTTTTCTGTATCTGTTCTCAAAGAAAGAAGTTGGAACTGCAATTGCATTGGCTTTTGTTTCTAAATATCCTAAACCATCAGGTCGCATAGGTCTTTCACCAAATTCAACCTCTTTACCTTGGATTTTCTCTTTTACCAATCCAATTTTGTTGATTCTCTGTGCATCTTCAAATGAATATAACGGAGTCCCATTCAAACTTCCTAGGGGTGTTACCTCATTTTCAGATAAGATACTTTTTAAAATATCCATTTCCATTTTATTTTCTCCTCTCGCTATAGCGTTTTTTCGATAGAATCCATCATTCTAGTAACTGATTCCATCATGTAATTCTTTGTGCTCTTGTCTAACGCTTCTGCTCCGTTGACAATAGCACCTACGATTTGAGTAACTGACAGGGCCAATTTATATGTCTTTGCAGACTTGTCTTGTTGTTCTTTCAATTCGTATTTATCAAAATAAACCTTTGGTACACCTAATTTCTCGCTTAACATAGGAGAAATTTGAGTGGCGAACCTTTCTCGCATTGGTACGATTGTATTTGTCATGGCATTGTCTATGATTCTTTCCATAGATACGTTTCCTGATACATCCCCTAAACCAATTAATTCAGGAGTAAGACCGAAACACTGACAAATAATAGAACCTTCCTTCATTTGAAGGTATTCTAAGAACTCCGTACCTTTTGTAACACGAGGCAAGTGATCCATTTTATCAAAAATAGAGCTTGCAAGGATTACATTGTCTGATTTTGAATTTCTGATTTCCTGACCTAGACGTTTAGCTTCGATTCTTGCTTTGTCGGCTCTGTCTGCTTTAGAACTTGATGATTCGTCTAGAACTTGTGAAGCCGATAAATCAATCGTATCTCCCTTGGCAAATCCGTCTTTCAACCAAAAAATCAAACGTCCTGGGCCATCATACTGAATATCGTAGTTCAAACGCTCGTAAACCGCACCTAATAGCTTTAGACGTTGTTTGTCACGCAATAAACAAGATAACCCGTTCTCATGGTCTGTTCCGTTTCTTAAATTGCAGAAATTATCAGGAATTTCTACAATGATTGTTCCATCTTTGGACATTAATTTGCCTGTTTGAAGGAATAACGCTTCGTCAAAGTCGATTTCCTTTGTTCCTAATGAGATAGGTTCTTTATCGTCTGCCGACATAGCATAACAGATAGGAACTCTAAAGCCTTTATATTCATCATCTTCACGCATGATAGAAACATAGTTGCGATAATTCTCTGTAACAATCCCCTTATCTTCGTCTAGCCAACGAATACCGCATTTTCCGTACAATAAGGACTGCATAATAGCATTTTGAAGTACAGAATAGTTTGTTATACCTTGTACATTGTGTCTGTAAAGGAATGGCATAAGAACATTCTTATCTAAATTCTCATCACCCGTTGTGATGCCGTTTGAGAATATAAAGTCAATAACCTTGCCGATAACATATGGTAGTGTTGGTAGATTGTCTATCATCCAATCAATCTCATCAAACTGATTATTAAAGTTTGTCTTTATAAATCCGTTGATGCAGTCTGAATTGCAGTTCAACATAGCTTCCATTACCTTTTCGGCTTCGGTTTCTGCATTAGAACTGTGAATATTATGCGAAATGTTAGGCGACACATAGGTATTGGATGCTAGTTTAACTCTATCCTTTTGTCTTTTCTTTGTTCTTCGACTCAAATTAGCACCTCCTAATCGTTCTCTGCATACGCAAGTATTTCACTGCTTAGATTATACATTAAACAACTGCGGACAGAAAGTACTGAGGAATCTAGGGCATCAGGAGAGTGTCCTAAGCGTTGTTTTATCTCTTCTTTAGGAATAATGGCTATCTTCTTATTATTCTTCGATACAGTCCTTGTAGCAAGCAATTCAGGCTTTAATCTTTTTGCGACTTCCGTTGTGAAAGTCAATTTCTTACTGTCCATTAGTTGCTGAAAGTCTAAATACATTTCCGCTCTTAAATTAAATGCATAAACCGCACTGTAATGTCTTGCCTTGATACGTGTTTTTGTTGGCCCGCCTTGGAAATTGACACCCTCAAGGATAAATCCTAGCTTATCAGAGTATTTTGACAGTCCTTCGGTCAACCAAGTACCGAAACCAACGTCAACACAAACATATTTGATGTTTAATGTCTCGATAATCTTAACAATCTTGGTAATAATCTTCTCAGATGTGACTCCTTGGACCCAAATACCCTCTTTTAGATTGTAAATTGTCTCGATTTTGCAGTTTCCGTATCTGTTTTGAGAGCATAAAGCAACATCTATACCATCTTTTCCTGTATAAGCCGAGTCAATACCTAGGAAAAAACGCTTTTTATAGGAATTATCGGCTTTATCATCATCTAAAGTCATGGTTTTGAACATACTTTCGTCTGAAAATTCCTCTAATTCGCATACTAAATAACGTTGGCAAGTACTTCTATTCTTGTAAAAATGAGAATTTAGTATCTGAGATGCACTTTTCATACGATCTTCTTCGTATGCAGTACGTACATCCATCCAAACAACTAATGTACCTTCGGGGTATTTGTCGTTTGTCATGCAATCGTAGAACTCTCCACGTTTGTGGGGGTTGGAAATAGCAATTTCAAGTTCTTTTGAACCGTCAACGCTTGAAAATTCCCTTCGTCCTATCTCGGCATACGCATCTTCACTGACTTGGGCCGCTTCGTCAATAATATAATCTCCACCCTTACCGATAGCGTTGTTGTTTTTCTTAGGGTCTACACTGTTTCCACCTAATGTAACGATTTCTACACATCCTCCACCCTTGAAGGAAATTTTAGTCTTGGAAGTAGAAGTCTGTAATTTTTCAATCTTGTTTCCTGAATCTAATACAGAACTCTGAATAGACTCGTCTGCATTTTGTAAATGTCCGATAACTTTGGACATGATGATAGTAGCGGTTTCTCCTGTTGCGGCCGCAATTCGTACTTGATGTCCTTTATACGCACGATAAATAGCAATCATTCCTAAAGTCCAGCTTTTGCCATACTGAGAAGTAGTAATTGCATAGATAGTATCGTAGCCCTCTACAACTGCGCCGAACAACATAGCTTGTGTAAAGTGAAGATTGACTTGAAAATATGTCAAAGCCTCTCTTGCACCGATAACCGCAAGTCTAAAAGCCTCTTGTCTAGAAATATTTAATCGTTTGTAATGTTCGGGGATATATCCTCTCGTCCAATTCTTTAATTTATACTTCGGGGTAGCTCCCTTCAACAATCTAACGACTTCTTCTTGGCTCTTATTAATAGCTTTAGCTTCCTTTAAGTCCTCTACATCCTTAAAATACTGTTCCGTAACACTAAGAGTCTGCTTCTTCACTGTTTTCATCCTCCTCGTGTTCTATTACCTCGGCATCTAAAAATTCACTTCCCATGTTGATTCCTAATATATCGTTGATTCTTTCCTCTGCAATTGCTCTTTTCTGTTCAACAGTAATATTATTTACACTTCCAACATTTAAAATATTGCTCTTTCCAATGCCATCCATTCTATTTAGCTCTTTTAAGCAGCCTAATCTGTCTTTCATGTCCTTTTCTTCGTCTTGAATGTTATCGCTAAGCCATTGTCTACGTTGCTCTACTGTCATAACACTTCTTTGGTCTCTCTTTTTTACCCTCTCATGTATGACATTCCTAAATAAAGGACTGTTTAATATCTTATATCCCTTGTTATAAGCACTCTTATCGCTTAAATCAGGACGAATCTTTTGCATGGACTTCGTAATATTCCCACTCTTTGAATACTCGTCAAAGAACCTCTTAGCTTCATCCTCACGCTTTAATTCTGAAACACTCTTTGCCCTTGGCATACTCTCATCCTCTCTTTCTCTACCTCCCTACATTATAAATGATTTCTTTGTAGACGTTTTTACCCCTCATCTACCCCTCGTCTACTACTCGCTTACCCCTCGCAAAAATACATGAACTCATTTTTTCAAAACTCGAATTTTCGTTTTCCAAAAATTTTTATCTAAAAAAGGGGGTGGTTTTATAATTGATATTAGTTTTTTATTTGATTAGCACTCTGCTGTATTAAGTGCTATGTGTAAAAAATGTGGTTTGGTCGAGAGGGAAGGCATGGGGTGTGTATGGTCGTCTTTTCCTGTTGCGTTTTTCAAACCATGACCCAAAACACATATATATTTATGTATTCAATCCATAAACAATTTACATTCATGCAAAGAATTATAAAAGAGTTATAATTATTTATGCAAGAAGAAAAAAAAGACAATAAAAAAGCTAGTTAACATAAACTATAGTTAACTAGCATAATAAATATATAATAATAAACAATACAATAAATAATAATATAATCCATATCCAATATTTAAAGAAGAAAGCAAGAATAAGTATAAACACTAATATAGTAGTAAGCTGGTCTAGCATCTATCAACTTCCTTTTCATCTTCCAAACTTTTAAGCTCATCATACATATTACAAGTAACATAAATACCATTTCTTAGACAATTGAATAATCGTTCAACGACTCTATCATTTATTAATTCATGTCGATTATATAACGTAACGAGTCTAACTGCTGGCCCTATGTCGTCCAACTTTATACGCTCGTTTATTACTTCTTTTATTAGATCAAACTCGTTTCTAGTCATTACATACACCCCCTATAACTTCTAGCCTGGGAAGTAACATTTTATGTGTTTTGTTTGAATATCTTTCAATTATTCTATAAATAGGTTTGTTTCCTTTTAATACGATCATTCTTTTATAATCAATATCAATTTCTTTTTCATCCATAAATAATAAGTTACTTTGTTTTACTTTATAACTAGACATAAGTCCGTTATTATTGAATGCAGCATATCTTTTCAAGCAGTCTTTAACCGCTGCTATTTCATTATTATTTAATTTCATGGTATAACCCCCTACCAATCAATCACAATGTTAGTCAAAACATAGTCCCAACTAGTTCCAAAGTGTTGTACACCCCAAAGATACATATCAAGTTTTTCATTGTAGTAAACAATTTCGTTAATATCTTGTAGAAGTCTAGCGCCCCAATCATCTACAATAAACCATTGAAAGACTTCAGAATCGTCGTCTTGTTCTCTTTCAAGTTCTTCTATTTGTTCATTTATTTCATTTTCTAAAATTTGGGATGGGCTGCTTTCGTTTTCTTCTTCTAACTCGTCTCTTTTTTCTTCCAACTCTTCTATCTCGTCCGTGTTGTCAATAATACCGCTAATTTGATCCCATGAGCCTATGCCATATGTCAATGACATAATGTCATTATTTAAAACAGCATCGAAACACTTTGCAAGTGTGGCATAGTCTACGCGTCCATTTTCTAAACCGTATTCACTAATAGCATTTCCATAATAATATTTTTTTTCCATTTTCTTTTTAGCCCCAAACTGATATAATAAGGACGTATATATATTTATTGGGGCTTTACCTCCATATACTATAATTATATATATACGCTTTTCGAATAGATGATCGTTTATGTTGTCAGTTGATACGATCATCTTTTTTTATGTCTTATTTTTGGATGTCACCCCTTTTCTTTACACTGTTATTATACCATGATATCTATATAATATCAAGCTTTTTTTTACTTTTTGTTCACGAATCGTGAATATAATAGCGGATATTTTCGTACTACACCGTGTTTTTGTCTATGAATCGTGAACATTTTACAAAATACAAAATATACAAAATACAAAATTTTTCGCCGATTACAAAATACAAAATACAAAATTTATTTTATTTATTGACAAAATTTTCTTTTTGGAACACTTAAAATGCCCTTTAAATAAAGGATATTGTTAATTTTTCGTGAACAAATGATTAATTCAGCAAAAAAAACAATAAAAAAACCCATCAATCCTTATTAGAACTTGATAGGTAGTTAATACTAGTAATAATAGTGTATATATATTCTTCTTATAGGTTTTGGAAGGCTCTGTGGAGGACGTAGCTCCTTTTTCTTCTTTCCCCCGAAGTCAAAACCCCTCTTTATCTCCCCATAACCTATTTCCTATTATATATATACCGAGGGACTTAGATATATCAGCTTTTTCAAAGATCAATCGTTTTAAAATATGCAGAATTACTTATAATATAGGCTCTGTGTGCTCAATACAGAACCTTTTAAACCATACAATCGACAAGATATAGAATTAATAAAGAATTTCTAAAGGAGTATGAAATGAAATATCTGCCTATTCATTTCAGTAGTAGTATATGACTACGTGACAATTTATGAACCAACCTAAACCAATTTTGTGTAAACATTATGGAACTTATCGTGTTTATTACGCATATTTGATTGTATGGACGTTTCTATATCTCTGAATCTTTGTTTCTTGTTTCTTTTCCCCCGACCTCTGTTACGTTCCTAGGCTATATATTGCATTATTTTCTGTTGCGATTGTAGCCCTTGGATTTGGAGGGGCTATTGGAAAGTGGGGGGCTAAAACTGTTGGACTTGGAGGGGCTAAAATGTATTGTGATTTAGTCGTATATTTCTTTTAGCTTTAAATCTCTCCATTGTTTAGCATCATCTATGTTTTTAAATGATTTAGATACATACTTTTTGCCATATATCCTTACAACATAGTAGCCATTATAATGTGTTATATTTCTTTCGCCTGTCTTGTTATTTCTTTTTTTCTGTTGTCCTGGAAGTTTTTTATTGCATACAGAATATTGAGTGCTTTCTTGAGCTGTTACCCACTCTAAATTATTTACGCAATTATTTTCTCTATTAAAATCAATGTGGTTTACTTGAGGTTTATTTTCAGGATTGGGAATGAAAACTTGTGCGACTAATCTATTGATTCTCATGGCTTTTCGCTTTCCGTTTTTCGTCAAATTGATGTGTAAATACCCTTTTTCGTTTTTACTTGGTTTCATCAGTTTGCCAGTTCTGTTATTTCTTACTTCCCCATAATTACTTACAGAGTATATTCCGTCAAAACCTTCAATTAATTTCCACTCAACTTTTAGATCAGAGGCATTTTCTTTTGACTTTGATATTTTATAATTTGCCATGCGTTCACTGTAAGCTTTTCTTGAAGCAACCATATTTTGCTTAAACTTACTGTAATTGCCATTAGCCTTTAAATTATTAATCATATCCTCTCTAGTTCGTACCTCTGTAATCTCCATCTTTTCCCTTTCTCCAATATTGCACTTACACCGTTATAATATCCTCAGGTCTCCCCGAGGCACTCATTCCTGAGTAAGTAGAAGTAAAAAATGTCTCGTCAAGGAGTGGCAATATTTGGTCTTTTTTGGGTACTCCTTAACTACATATATTATACCATTTTTCAATGCAGACGTGTGAAAAAAAGCCGATAAAAAAAGGCTATTTGTTGTTAGCCTCTTTCTTTTCTCTTTCTAAATCTTGCAAGATCAATTGTCTTACGTAATCTGCCTTGCTTGGCACTGAATTTAACTTTTCTAGAATCTCTTTATTGTTCTTTGTCACGTATTTCAAGCAAATTTGACTTACGTTCTTTTTAGCATACTTATTGTTTGCTCTTAATCTTGCTTCACTGCTTTTTGCCATAGTTTACACCCCCTCTATTCCATAACATCAATGATATTTGACTTCGGCTGCCAAATACCTCGAACAAAAATAGCTTCTTCGTCCTCTGCTTCAACTTTATCGGTTTCGATAGTGGTTTCGTGGACGTTATTTCTGTAATATTCCACGTATTTTCCTAAATATTCAGGATTATCACAATACCTTCCGTTATGTCCGTAAACATAGCCATGTTCTTTTTCCCATTGTTCCTTAGTCATTTTCTTTTCCTCCTACTTTCTATTGCTTAATAACAGTTCTTTTCTTCCCATTCTGCGATTTCGTCTGCATCATCAATGATTTCGCCATCTTCGCAAACTAGCATTGTTTCTCTTGACCCATAATCGACAATCTGATAATTGTTAGGCAGTTCATCTGCCCATAAATCCACACCAAATAATTCAACATTGAAATCGTCTTTATATAATACGTTTGCTACTGCTTCTACGATTCCTGAATTTGTAAAACTGTGATACCCAATATGTACTTGCTTCATGTTATGCCCTCCTAAGTACCTAAGTACTTTTCTTTACACACATAGTATATCATACCATGATACCTATGTAAATAATTAATTTAATAAATTTTTAAATCCTTTTGCATAATAAAAAAGGCTATAAACATATTTATCGTTTTAAACGTGTTTTTAGCCTTTTCTTTATTTACCCTAACAAATACTCATCTCAATCTGTTTTGCTTGTTAGAATCACTTCTAGATGTGTTTAAATTGATTTTAAGAAGTTTTTCTTCTTTTTCTTCGCAAATTGTAGTCTTTATCAATCAAAATCTGAAATATCATTGTTCTGTCAACTAGATATTCAATTCCATCACTATTGAAACCAACGATCTTACACCACCACCTATTAAAAGTGTAAGGTTTGGTCAATACAATTTGCACTAATTCAGTTTCATCAAATAAAGCAGCCATTGCTACATCACCTGCTCTTAGACCAATATTGCCATGGTAATTAAACCATCCTCCGCAGGTTTCTTTGAAATGCTCGTATTCCGTATCTCTTTTAGGCATTATACAATCCTTAAATAATTCCTATTTGAGTTAATAATGCACATTTTACTTCTTTTGCTTCTCGCCAATCTAATGGCTTTATATGCCACTTAACATTTTCTCTATTGATCGTTAAGATTTGTTCCGCTTTTGCCATTCCGTACTCATGTCCTGTATCAATCATTACATGGCATGGCAAATCTGTTCTTTTTAAATTGCTAGTAATTGGAATTACATTTACTGTTTTACTCCCTTTATTCTGAATATCGTTTGAAATAACGATACAAGGTCTCCTTTTATAAAGAATCGTATTACTATATTTTGGCAAGTCACACCAATAAATGTTATTGTTTAGGATTTCCATAATGATAACCTCCTATCCTTCCTAATTTATCCTCTAAATTTCTGTTATGCTGCTTCAACCAGTATATTTTTCTATCTCTCTCGATTAAAGCCTGTTTAATTAATACCATATCGTCATATGCTTCATATAATCCGTTGTCTTTCAGGGCTTTTTCTACATTTTTAAAACTTGTCTCTACCTGATTCATTGCTATCTTCTTCATTCCAATCCATTCCATATACATCATCTACTGTATCATCTACTGCATCATCCTCATTTTCCTTGATTGGAACACGTACAATTTTAGTTCCAATTCTATGTGTAAATAAGATGCACACTGCCCAAATTGGATGAACATGAATTACCATGTATGCGGTAAATATCATTACTGCTATATTGTGGATTGCCATACTTAAATACATCATTTCGTTGTTTTCTCCTTTATGTATGTAGCTTTCAAATCTTCTACTTCGACCCCTTCTTTACTCCATGCTGCATCCCAAATTTCATTTAATAAGGAATCTACGATATGGCATGAATTACAGTTATCTACATCAGGAACACTGATTTTCAATTTAATAAGTACATCTGTACTTTCCTTAATTAGTTTATTTCGTTTCCTCAAAACCTTCATAAGACACCTCCTTATGTAAATACCTGAGCTTTCTAACTTCATACTCGGCTTTGTTTAGATCATCAATCAATCTACCATTTTCAAGCTCACATCCGCAATAGGCACAATGTCCGTTGTATTTTTCATACACCTGTTTACGAATTTTTTGGGCTATTTGTTTTCTACTCATTTTCTATAATCTCCCCATCTTCAAAGTGATATTTCTCTAAAATATCTTCAAATTTTAGCTTAAATGGACGGTCTGTTAAGACAATGTAATTCTCGTTTAACTCCTGCTCATCAAACAATCCAATAATTTGACCGAAACAATCATCAAACATATACCAGTTCGTAAGAGGCAGCATTGCAAACTGTTCGCCTTCCTGTATGCCTCTTTCTTTCATAAAATCTTTCAGTTTTTTAATTTCTAACATTTTATTACTCATTCCTCTCGCTTTTATAACTGCCTGTTAACAACAATAACAATAAGAACCAATAACTATAATTTGCACACATATAACAAGTGATTCCAATTATCGCTAAGTTGTATAACATACAAACTATTTCTCCCATTTGCTTTACACCTCATCAACCTCAGTGTCGGTAGGCATTTGAAAGACTTCATAGTGTGGATATTCTAAGTTTTCTTGAATCATATCTAAAACTAATAAAGCTTTTTCTTCGGTTGAATATTCACCAATGAATGAACAACCTGCCCATATTTGCTTGTCATGATAAATGGTTGCATCATGAATTTCTGTTAATTTTTTTCTATCCTTACTCCGAATCCACATATCCTAGTACCCGTTTGCCAATCTTTCTTTATTGATCTCATTCTTGCGAATATACTCGTTGTAGATTTCTCCAAACGAATATCCTAAATGCAATCCTAATGCGATTACGTAAGCTAATACGTTATCATCTCGCGTTAAATTGATTACACAACTAAACGCATATGCCTGTCCAAAACCTAAATCCGTTTTCAACTTGTTATAATTCCACTTAATGTCCTCGTATTGATAGCATCCTGAACCAAACTTGATTTCGTACATTAAAGCGAAATGTACAACATCAATGTATTCCTCAAACACTTTAGCTTCGTCTTTAGGTGCTTGCGTGAACTTCCACCAACACCAATCCGATTTTTGAGCGTGCATCAATTCGCCTAATTCATCAAATAATGCACTTTCTAATTGGCTTTTAGAAACATAGTCAACATTATGTTTCTTAAATACTTCCTCATCATATGCTTTCTGTCTTTCAAGCATATCTTTAATTAATTCTGTACTTGTCATTTGTTTCTCCTTTTATAATTCAACATTTTCAATCAATGCTCTTTTTTCAAGAACTGATAAATACAATCCCATGTATTTTTGTTGCTCTCTTAACAACTCAAGTGGGCAATCATGCTTAGTTACTTCTTTTCCTAGCATTGTTTCTACTTCAATTTTGTTACAGAAATTCTTCAATTTCTCATATCTGATTTTTACTTGATGATATTCTGCTACAAATCTTTCTTTGTAATCTTCAGAGTTCATTAACTCTACTGTTTCTTTTAATTCCATGTTGTTTTTCTCCTTTTTTTCTTTGATTTTTCTAATCTCAATTGATGCTGGATAAACTTGCAAAGCTTTTTGCTTAATTTCAAAAGATGTTCGATTTCTAATCTTATTCCAAACTTCTTTTTCTGAATCAGCTTCTACGATTTCCGATAATTGAGCGAATATATTCGACTTAAATAGATATTTTGCCATGTTACTACTCCTATTTAGAAAACAATAGTTTTCCTTTCTGCTCCGCCTTAAATTCTTCATATCTTTCAATCATTTTAGGCGTTGCCCATTCAGGTATACCTTCAAAAACTTCTAAAATTTTAGTGCCTTTGTAATGAGCTAATTTATATTTATCATCAAATAAATAAACTCTGTTTCTGATTTGCAATCCTTTTTCTTTGACTTTGCCTACATATTCCCATTTACCTTCGATATTCCTTTCAATAACCGAATAGCAAATTTCAACAAATCTACATAGATTGATTTCGTCTTTTCTTATGTAATTTGCTTTTCTCATCCTTGTTTCTCTATTCATTTGTTCACACCCTTTTTAAAACAACGTAATCTGTTCAAATTTTTCTCCATTCTGTTCAAATGTGTTTTCTTCATAGTTTTTGACTAAATCTCTATATTTGCTAGTAAATGTTCCTTTATATCCTTTTTCATTTATGACTGTACGATCTTCTAAATTAACTTCTTCATTTTCTAAAGGTTCAAATACTAACGCTCCTAATTCATAGTCAACATAGTATTCTGCATTTTGGAAAACACGTTTGATGTACTTGTCTGCTTTCTTTAGTTCTAGCTTATCTAGGAAGCTTGCATACCTTCCGTAAACGTTATCCATATACCATTTCATACACTCCTTAAAATAATGTGCTTGTTTCTATTGCAATTCTTTTCTTTGCAATTTGACAATATTCATTAGATATTTCATATCCAACATATTTTCTTTTGTTAAGCTCTGATGCGATAGCAGTTGTTCCTGTTCCTAAGAATGGGTCAACAATCGTATCTCCCTTAACACTGAAATTTTTAACAAACCAATCTGCAATTTCGTATTTCATAATTGCTCCATGTCCTTTAAAGTGTTTTTCATTAACTGAGCTATGCACAATGTTTTTGATTGACCCATAAGCTCTAAACTCCTCTGCCTGTTCATTTAAAACAAAGAAATATTCAACTGCATTACATACTGATGTAAGTATGTTTCCGTTCTCATCCTTAATCTTGTTGATACTTGGTTGAGGGTTTGTTTTCTCCCAAATCACAATTCCTTTTAACTTATCTGCGAAATATCCAATGTATTTATAAACATCTTTTTTGTTGAAATATGTTGCTTGAATATTCACAATTACATCTTTCTTGCACACTCTTAATAACTCATTCGTTACATCAACGATCATCTTGTAATAATTGTTTTTAACATCATCATAATGAGCGTACTTGTCATTTCTTACCCTGTTATATGGAGGGGATGTAATCGCAACATCAAATTGATTGTCTTTAATTTCTTTTAGTCCTTTTAAACAATCTTGATTATAGATAACCCCCCCCGTGAGATTTATCTGTTTTTCCATTTATTCACCATTCCCAACATACTCTCCAATGTAAATTTCTCCATTTATAACAAAAACATTCTTGTAGTTCTGCTTTGTTACCCCAAGAAAATCTTTATCAGGCTTTTTAAAAGCTAGTTTTCCATCTTTTGTACAGTATTTGTATTTGTTAGAACTATCATCACATCTCTGAACACTGTACATAAGTTCATCATCATACCTTTTCGCAATCATCTAGAATGGCATCCCTTCGTCCAAATCATCATTATTAGGATATGATTGATAATTTACTTGATTTGTAAATGGTACTGTTTGTGGCTGCTGCATTTGTTGTTGCGTTTTTTGATAAGCTTGTGTTTGTGGCATTGTAGCATTGTTTAAAGCTAATTCTACGTCCATAACGTAAACGCTAGTCTTATACACCTTCTGATTCTCTTTGTTCGTGTATGAGCTTTTTTGAAGCTTTCCGTCAACTGCAATGTGTTGTCCTCTGAAACCATATTGATTAATATGTTCTGCATTTTCTCCCCACGCAGTACAATCGAAGAAAGATTTAAACTCTTGTCCGTTTTTTCCTTTTTCTTTAACCTCGATAGAAAAATTACATAGGCTTTGTCCTGTAGTTGTTTTCTTTAAAACAATATCGCTACCGATTTCACCCGATAAAATAACTCTGTTCATTTCTTTTCAACTCCTTTATACAAATTCAACACCTATTGAATTAGGTCTGATTCCTTCTATCATCTGATACATATGTGATTTAGAAATGAAATTCTTTCTAGCACACTCTGCGATTGAAGAATAAACCGTATCACCTATTCTTACTTTCTTCTTGTTTCTTAACCCTTGAGTCTGAGCTAATTTGATAACTCTTAGGTTTTCGATTTTCATTTCTCCGTCCCAAACGATAGAATCGTTCTTTTCAATTTCCCCAACAAAAGCTTTGTATGCTTCAAACAATACATTCAAGTATCGTTTCCCTTCTTTAAGGTTCACTACAACTCTATAAATGGATTCCGTTTCCTTTTTAGCTTTCATTTCCCTTTGTTTTCCTTTTAGGTCAACAGAAACAACTCTTAAATAACTTGTGATGTAATATCTGATTCCCGTTTTACTTTCGCCCAGTAGTTGGAATTGCTCATCATCTTCACTTGTTACTTTTCTTCTTTCTTCCTCATCTGTTTCAATAGGAAGAAGAATACATCCTTTGTAGGTTTCCTCGTTTCTCAACATCTTATGGAATTGAGCGTTTGTAATGCCCAATTCCTTCATTACATCTTTTGAAGATACGATTCCACGTACAACTGATATATCATTTTTATCCAACATATAATATTGCACTTGCTACCCCTCCTTTTTTTTATCCGTTCATCAAATCTCCCAACATTTTCATACCTTCCTCCTTTTTTGGAGGTGCAGGCAATTGATCGTGTTGTTGATACATTTCCAAACTGATTTGACCTGAATTTAATAACTGTACTTCTTCTTCACAAATCTCTTTATACGCTTGCAAAAATCTATCTCGGTAATATTGCAAGTCTTTTTTATTGCTCCACGCAATATCTCTTAACAGATAGCTCCCTCCGAGTGCTTTCTGAATGTTTCTAGGCAGTTTATCGTAGTTGACCTTACTAGTATGAGGGTCACACTTAGCGTTCCTTAAAACGATTTCCCAAGCCTCTCCACACTCTTTAGTTTTTCCAATAGCAGTTTTACTAATTCTTGTTTTTACTTGTGCTACATTTGGAGCAAACTCTCTTGTATCACTTTGGATAATTTGATTGACTGCATTTGCTACTACCAAGTATTCATAATCTTTGAAAGATACTTGCCAAAGTTTCAAATAGGCTTGCGTATCTTCCTGAGTCATGTTTTTGTAGCTCATAGGATAATTGATTCTTAGCACTTGTAAGATTCTTTCAGTTTCTTCTAATGTCAAAATGCATACCCCATTTCTTTTCGTGTCAATTGTCTTTGACCGCCATTGTTATTGTTCTGCAATTTGTAGAATGTTAACCAATTGTGTACAATGCTCTGATTTACAATAGCAATCTTGGTAACATCATCTACTGCCAATTTATCTAATTCATTTAAAGACAATTTCATAGCTCTAACAGTCAAAGGTTTTCTTGCTTTAGTACGCATATCTACAAAATCATGCAATGCATCTTGCAAATCTTTGTTTTCTGTATACTCTGCAATAACAGAATTAACTGTTTCTGACTTTTGTTTCTTTTTTCCCTTATATATATTTGTATTATTAAATGTATTATTAATACTTGTATTATTAACTGGGAAATTATTTTCACTAGGGGTGGTGAAATTATTTTCCCGAGGGTCAGGAACATAATTTCCTGAGGTAGTGAAATTATTTTCACTACCTATAAACAGTTTCCTTTGCTCGATTTCTTTAGTTCCTTCTCTATATTTAACACTTCGTTGAATGTACCCTTTATCAGTTAATTGACTAATCCAATTTTTAATCGTTCTATCAGATACGTTATAAAGTTCTGCAAAGTATTGGTTAGTTGCCCAACAATACCCTTTTTCATTACATAACGCAGTAATTTCTCCGTATAGTAGTTTTGCATTTGGGACTAAATCTTTATCGTATCTTACGTTTGCTGGAATGATCGCATAATACGCTTTTTGTTGTTCTTCCATTCTTCACACCTCCTAACATTCCGTACCTATGTACTTTGTATGAAACGTTATAACGACACTAAACGCACTCCAAATGTCACTTTTAAATCCGTAGAAATATCCAGGCTCTTTCTTTGTTCCCTTACCTTTGTTTGGAGTATCTTTAGCAAACAAATCAATTAACGCTTGTCTAATAGTTGCGTCTGTCGCTTTCATAGAGTGGCATAGAGTCATTTTTTCTTCACTTCGGTATATTAATGTGGGTTCAATATCGAAAGCTTCAAATTGCTCTAATAAACGCCCTATAAAGTAACAAGTTTCAAATGTAGTTTGACCAACAGGCATACCGAAACTTTGTATTCCTTCAATTGCTACATAATCAATTGGATAATTCTCTGCTTTCCAATTTGAGATTTTATCTTGCAATTCTTTGTTAGAAGTTTTCCCTTTATCTACAACTGCCGATAAATCATTCTCAACTACAACAAATGCACTGTATTCATTTGCTGGGTCAATACCTAAAATCATCTTAAGCACCTCCAATTTCAAACTTAGTTGCATCAAGTTTTTTCTTTTCTGAGTTCATCTTAGCTTCTATACTTTCGTAAGCAGTTTTGAAACGTTTTAAATCAGAATCGACTTTCGCAAACTTAGTTCTTTCCTCAGAAACTTTTTGACCTGCTAAAGCTTCAAAGTATTTAATACTAGGAGCTTTCCCATCATGTTCACGTTCCCAAGTGCTACGTGCAACATAAATCTCTTGATTTGTTTTGTTTTCAATATCTGCTTTCAAAATGTTTGAACTTTCCTGTAATCTAGCAATCATTTCACCAATTAAGAACATTTGATTTGCAAGGTTTTCAATGTTTAATGCCATTTCCATTACTGTTTCTGCATCTGAAATATAAGCATCAACTAAGATTGAAAGTTGTTCTTGAATTTCATCATCTTTCCAATGTTTGATTTTGAATGGATTGTATTTAAACAATAGTTCATTTTGACTTAGCATTATATTTCACCTCTGATTCATCAATGTTTCCGTAGATACGTTCTAGGTACTTAATTGCAATCTCTCTCAATTTCTTGCCTTTAGGACTTTCTGAGTCCATGATTCTATGACAACGTTGGCAAGCACAGACTAGGTTTTTTTCAGAACCTAGTCCTCCATTGCTTCTTGAAAGAATTGTGTGTGCTAATTCAATGCGATATGTACTTCCACAAAATATGCACATTTGGTCTCTTTCTTTTACCAACTTTCTAGTTTTTAAATCTATATCTGTAGCTTGGCTACGTTTGCTTTTATACAAGACTTACACCTTCGGGTTGTTCCTGATATGTCGGTTCTTGTACAGGTGCTTGTTCAATCTGTTGTGTAGGTTGTTGGATTGGAGTTTCATCCAATTTCATATCCACATTCATTTCTTCCTCTGAATACATCTGTTGGAAATCGTTAGGGAATGTTTCTCTTAATGCTTGAGTAATGGCAACTTTACGAATCATTGTGGCTGCTTTCGTACTCCATTGTGAATTAAGTTTTCCGTCTTTAGTTCTTCCTGCGTATTCTTCAAAGGAAACTTCAATATGTGTTGGATGCGAAACATTCTTTCTAAATACGTCTGCCCATCCACCGACAACTTCTTCACGATCTTTAAGATAGAAAGCACCTTTTCGGTAAGTTAACTCACCACTTTCGTTATTAATTACGATAATTCCAGCATCTAAACCATCAAACTCTGAATTTCTTTCGGCACGTTTCAAGAAAACATCTTTTGAAACTACCATTTGAGCTGGTGAGGTGTTTCCATACTTGATTAAGTAGCAATCTTTAATGAATGGGTTCAAGCCTTGTGATTTACACAAATTAATGAAATACACAACTTCTTGGTCTGTAATTTGACCGTTTCCATTTACTAAATAATTTCTTACGATAGCTGGAGATAATTTAACTTTTTCTCCGTTGGCAGAAAATTCTACCAATTGATTGTCGTTTTTCTTTGCAATATTGTTTTGTAACATAATTAACATTCTCCTTTTTCTAAAATTGATACTTTTACATCATGTTCTTTAATAAATTGATTCAAAATTGGATTAAAAGCCTGTAATTCGCTCATAGAGCCTTCAAATCTAAATACACAATATCTTCTTGGCTCTGTCTGATTTTGAGCCTGAGGGGTTTCAAATGGAGTCTGAGAAGGAACTACATTTTCTCTTTCCATTTGTGCTTGTTTAGATTGTTCAATCTGAGCATTTACTTTTTCTTGAAGCTTTGCTTTGGCTGCCTTGATTTCGTTGATACGTTCTGTAGCTTTGCTTAAATCCAATGTCTTACAGAATAATTGGATAACTTGTTCTGCCTGTAATTCATCATCAGGTAAAGAAGCTTCAATAAAAGATAATTGTTCTTCCGCTTTCAAGAACTTGTTATTCAATGATTCTTCAATTTCCTTAGGTTTAACAGATTTGTTCAAATATCTTTCTTCAAACACTAGTTCGAATGGATATTTGTTGTTGGTCATGCTTTCCCATAACTCTTTAATCTGATTTTTCTTCAATTCTTTTTCTGCGTTATCAATATCATTGATTCCGTTACCCAATTTATCGGATGCAGCTTTGATAGTCTTTTCGACTTGCATGATGTCTTTTTTATCCTGTAGCCACTGAGCGAATACATCATTTTCAACTTGCTTACGCTTATCAGATACAACTTTCACTAAATTGTTAAGTGAAGCTCTATCTGTTTTAGCTTGCTTGTAATTGTTTTCGTCAACTACATAGTCATAAGCTTTCAATCCTTCTTGGATTGCTGGTAATAAATCACTTGCATTTGTGTACACTTTTCCGTTTTGTGCACGTACCTCTAAATTAAACTCCATATTTCCATCCTCCATTTACTTATATAGACAATGTGATAGGTGGTTCTACATCACCTATGAAGTACCTATCCCATTTTTCTAACATTGCTTGTTTTAGATCGTTCATACTGTCTAAAGCTTCTTCTTTGCGATATGAACGCTCAATGATTCGTGCATCACCATCTGCAAATCTTAGTTCTGCACAATAGATCACGAAATCAAAGTCCGTAACAATCAATCCTTCTAGTGTTTGGCAATAGTAATTGTCAGGAACTGTTTCGTTTCCTTTACTTCCCCATTTCTGCAAACTCTGAGAATTAATTATCTTGGATGTTTTGATTTCCAAGATTCCTCTTTCTCCTGTTTCTTTGTTGTAAATCAATCCATCAGGACTGTATCTAAGAAACTCATATTCCTTAGATACAAGCGTTACGTTATCCATGTATTGAACATCTAATTCAGGGTGTTTCGCCTGAAATAATGTTCTTAAACAAGGCTCTGCGGTATTTCCATACTCAATTGCATCATTCGTAATTTGTTGTGAACCGAATTTCTTATCGTGCCACAACTGATTTAGTGTTTTCCATGGATTCAAATCCATGAAGCAAGCTGCATCCGAACCACCAATTCCACGACCACGCTTTTTTAACCATTCTTCATGGCTTCCGTATTTTTCAACGCTAAACTTTTCAGTGTCTTGGTAAAGATTCATACTTACTTCCTCCCCTCAATTTACAAACCTCTTATGTACCAATTAGCTATCACAATGAAAGCTAACGAAACTAAGAAACAAATTAACGAACAAATGTAATTGAATTTAGCAGCTCGATTAACCATATGAGTCTGCTTTTGGCTTCTAACTAGCATTGAATACTGAGTTTCATACTCGTTATTGGCAAAAGAAGGAAGCGTGATACAATCGCCTAATTCAACTGCTTTCTTCTTTGCAGCTGATCTAGAAGTAGGCTTCTTCGTCTCTTTCTGCTTTGCAGAAGTCGTAGCAGTAGTCTTCGTAACTGTACTCATCTTGTTCTTCCTCCTCTTCATCTTCATCAATGTATCTGTTGTCGTCCAACTCTCTTAAATCATCTACATTCATCATGTTGTTCACACCTTTCTTTGAACTCAGGAAACATCCTGATAAATAACTTTGTCGGAACTTTCTTTGTATCTATCACTTTGGATAGATTCGACTTTTTGTAAGCCTCAGATTCGCATATAAGATTCAACATCTTGTATGCGGTTTTCTTAGAAACACCAAGTTCCATGATGTCTCTATAGCCTAAGAGAACTTTCATTCCTTTACACATCTTTTCCCTACTTCAAATCCGTATGCGTAAATCATTGAAAGCAAACTTGATACTTCTTTCAAATCTTCACGTTTGCATCCGTTTTTGATTAGTACATCAAGAACTCTTCCTTCCGCTTGTACTGATTCATGGATTAATCTAATTGAATCTGTATATCCACAATCCATTCTTCCACTTGATTCTGCCATTTTATTCACCCTTTCTGTTTATATCCCTTTTTTGGGATGTTTATCTTAAAAAAATTTTTGCTCTATCTTCATCTTTATCAATATGCAAAATTTCGCACATTTTAGTAGCTTCATCAGTATAAAGTCTACATTTGCCTGTTACTTTTAAAGAGAGTGAGTTTTTGCTGATTCCAAGCTTTTCTGCTAACTCTCTTTGTGACATATTATTTCTTTCAAGCATCATTTTATAAAGCCCTCTGTCCATAAATTCTCACCTCTTTCATCCCTTTATCGGGACATCTACAGTATATCACATTCGCATTAAGTGTCAACCCTTTTTTGGGATAATTGTTTAAATTTTATTATTATGTCATTGCTAAATTGGGATATTATAAATATAATATATTTAGCAGATAATACTTTAGGAG